GATGAGTGGGATTCTATTTTCCGGGTACATCGGGACAATGCAGCGGCTCAAAAGGAATATCTGGATTTTCTGCGGGATCTTCTGAAAGGACAGCCCTATGTGGCACTTGCCTATATGACTGGGATTCTTCCAATCAAGAAATACGGTCAACATTCTGCACTGAATATGTTTGACGAATACGCTATGACCAATCAAAAGCGATTGGCAGAGTTCACTGGCTTTACGGAAGAAGAGGTTCAGCAGCTTTGTGAACGTTATCATATGTCTTTTGAACAAACGAAAGATTGGTACGATGGCTATAATGTCAATGGTGTATCCATTTATAATCCAAGATCTGTAACATCAGCGATGATGAACGGCATCTTTGACAGTTACTGGACACAGACAGAAACCTATGAGGCTTTGAAAATGTATATCGTTCGCAATGAGAACGGTTTGCGGGATAAAATCGTTCGGATGATTGCCGGAGAACATATTTCCATCAATACGAAAACATTTCAGAACGATATGTGTACTTTTGAAACTGCAGACGATATTCTGACTTTGCTGGTACATCTGGGCTATCTGACTTACGACTTCGATACAAAAACTGCCTGGATTCCCAACAAAGAAGTGCGGCAGGAATTTCTCAATTCCATCCAGGGGCAGGAGTTCCAGACGGTCAACAATGCCATTCACCGTTCCGATAAGCTGCTGCAATTGACACTGGCACAGAATGCGGAAAAGGTGGCGGAAATGCTGCAAGAAGTTCACTGTGAGAACTGTTCTGTGATTCAGTACAACGATGAAAATTCGCTGGCTTGTGTACTGAGTCTGGCATACTATTCTGCACAAGACAGCTATGCGGTTTATCGGGAATTGCAGGGCGGAGAGGGCTTTGCGGATCTGGTATTTGTACCGAGAACTGGAAATCATAACCCGGCAATGATCGTGGAACTGAAATGGAATCAAAGTACCGGCATTGCACTGGAACAAATCAAAGACCGAAATTATATTCGCTGTTTGAAGGACTATCATGGAAATGTGTTGTTTGTTGGCGTGAACTATGATAAGAAGAGTAAAAAACATACTTGTCAGTTTGAGATGATGGAAATTTAAGAATCTTTCTGATGGTGAAAAATGAATATTGTATTAGATCGATAGTGGGTGATGTATATGTCTAAAATTCTAATTATTACATGTTCTTACGATAAAACTATAGACTACATTATAGAAAAGAATAAATACAGAGCTAATTTTTTTAGATTTAATGTTGACTTGTTTGCAGATTATGGAATTACAATATCTAACTCCTACTGGGAAATATCGTATAGAAATAATACAATTAATAGTAATACAACTCTAAGTATATACTATCGTAAACCTACTTTCCCAGATACAAGTGATTTTGCTCCTGAATACAGGCAAATCATTAATAGTGATATTCTTGCTATTATAGATGGACTGGCAAATAGCTTTAGTGGTGTTGTGCTCACAAAACCTTATTTATTAAGGCAGGCTGAAAACAAAATATTTCAATTGATATATGCAAAAAGCCACTCCATTTTAATGCCTAAATCATTTATTGGAAATAATGATCACTGGAAATGTATTAATGATCAAAGAATCATTAAGCCAATTTCTGTAGGGAAAATTGAGACTTCATCTGGAATAGCTATAATTCAAACAAATCTAATGCATGAGAATGACAGCTATGATAGTCCAGAATTAACCCCAGTATATATTCAGGAATATATTAAAAAAAGTTTTGAAGTAAGGATTACTGTAGTTGATGATGATTTTTTTGCTGTAAAGATTGTATCAGATAATATGATTGATTGGCGAGCTGGAAATAATAATCAATATGAAATTATCGACATTCCGATAGAAATAAAAAAATGTATTAAAATGATGATGAAAGATTTTCAGTTAAGATTTGGTGCTATAGACTACATAGTGGATGTTGATGGGAAATGGTATTTCCTTGAAATCAACCCAAATGGACAATGGCAATGGCTCGAATGTATCTTAGGTCTTTCTATTTCTGATAGTATTATGAACATGCTACTTGGGGGATAAAAATGAGAGTGAAGATAATTAATTTAATACTTTTAATTGCTTCTTGGCTTCCTGTTTTTTCGTTAACAGAAGATGAGAAATATGGAGAGTTAAAAATTGATAACAGTATTGCTGTTAGGTCACAATTAAGAACATGGCGGCTAAGTCTTTTTCAAATTATGCTCGGTGCTTATAAATTCTACATATTAACACTTAGTAGAACTTATGATAATAACACTAATAAAGTTTTGTATCATCCAAAACTTTTCAAACTAATATCATTAAAGAAGATTTTCGATAAAAATGACCATCATATAGAGCAGATATATAATGACTACTATATGCGTTTGAATAATTCAAAGATGACGGAAGATCGCTTGGAAAAAGAAAAAGAGAGTTTATGTTATCATATAGAAGTAGAAAATAGTAGGCTCGAAAAAAGCGACAATAAAATGAATATTTATACTACTGTATTACTAACAGCATTACCAATACTTTTAGGCATAAGTTTTGATTCAATATTATTATTGTTTAAAACCAATATGATCTACAAAGCTTTTTTTATCATCTCGGCATATTTTGTCATGAATATAGTATTATATCTCTTTCAATACATTAAAGTTGGAAAGTACAATATGAGCAGATTTTCAACATTAAAAGAGGAACAAGATGAGAATTTGACTCAAAGGTTAGTTTCACAGTATTATTATGATTATCAATCCTTAAAAAATAAGGCAAATTTTTTTGTGAGTTATGTATTAAATATCCAAAAATGGATGGAAGCATCATTAACCCTATTTATTATAGCTTTTTCTTATCATCAGATTTATATGCATTTCTCAAATGCACCAAAAAGAGTTGACACTTCAAATAGTATTATTTATAATATGGATGTAGCTACTTTAAATGATCCTTACTCAAAGGATTCCATACAGTTAACGAATATAAAAAAGTGCGTACAGATGCAGGATGCAGATATGATGATTGTCATCTATAATGATCAATCAGATATTGGTATTATTAAGAGTGAATTTCTTATATTTGATTCGTCATTTGAAATACAATATGTTAATGACAACCAATTAGAACCTGATGATATTAAAATATTAGTATATAAAAAGGAGTATTCGTAATGAAAAAGCATATTCTGTCGAATTATTTAAAGCAAGTAAAAAAGTTAGTAATTCCTTCTAAGGATGATACTATTGTTACAGAATCGATGGAAACGAGTGATATAGATGAATTTAGATATGATAGAGGAGAGTATGTTCATGATTCTGATGGGACTCTGACTCATTCTATTGAAACGTCAGATCCAGACGAATTTAAATTAGATATAACAGGCGAAACAAGATCAATTGAAACATCGGATCCAGATAATTTCTTTATTCTTGACAACTCCTACTATGATAACACGCAAACAACATTTAGTGTAGAGCAAGGAGATATGGATGAATTTGCTTTGCTGTAAGAAATACGATTAGGGCATAGAATTTTTGATCAGTAGAAAAGTGTCAAAATTGCTCATTTTACCCAGTTGACGCACTAATATGGTTGTCATAGTGACATCAATATCAGGTTTTCAAGACACGTTGAGTGCGTAGTTTTGATTACAAGAAATAAGGGCTAAAAATTCCTATTTTACGTAGTTTTTTGACAACTATAAAATCAACTAAACTCAAATATTTCCTGAAATCTGTAAACGGAAACATATCGAAATAGGCAAAAATACGTTATCAGATGTACACAATCGACCTGAAAGGCAAAATTTATGTGCAGATTTGATTAAAACGGCAGATATGTTGTCAGATAGCTTAAGAGTGCCTATTTTACGCTGTTTTGTGAAACTAAATAGTTTGGTGGCTGAGTGGGAAGATTTGGTGGCGGAAAATCATTTGAAACAAAAAGCTTATTACATAGAATTGTGAAAAGATGAACTTATAAGCAGAGAAGAATTCGGTGTGAAAATGGATTCTCGCTGTTTCTGATGTAAAAATTGATGACTGGAAAGCCGCAGATTTATATGAAGATAATAAAATAAATGTGCTTGACCTTTGTAGAATGAAATTTGAATTAATAAAATGAGGTGTAAAAATGAAAATAAAAAGAATGTTTGCTTCGATAATATCAGCAGCTGTTATATCTTTATCTTCCGTTACAATTTGTGGAAGTAATATTGCTTATGCTGATTTTTCTTCTAATCCTGTAATCAGCCGTGAATGTCCTGCATATTCTTCTTCGGGAATGGCAGCTTCTGCAAATGATAAATATTACTACTCTTTCTGGAATAGTAATGGTGCTGATTATCTTGCATATGACCTTTCTGACGTTCCAAAAGATGAACGTAAAAAGGTAATTGCGGTATGGTATAATGCAACAGGACAGTTTGATTATACCGTTTTAAACGGAAGTTCCAATGGTGTTCCTTCAGATTATACAATTGAAGTGAATGCTGCTGAAGGAGGAAGCTATCCGAAAGATGGTTGGAAAATTGTTGAGACAGTAACAGGGAACACGCTGCATTCTCGTCAGCATATAGTTGATATGGAAGGATATAATTGGATAAGACTAAATATCAGCGGAAATGATGGAAAAACGGGCGGAAATACGTCAATCAATATGGATATACATAATGTATCAGACGGGATTTCTGACAGCTTTATATTTTATGGTGATTCAATCACTGCCTGTGGAATGATGAACTGTTACGGAACAGGATTTGCCGAATACGTCAATCAAATAGACGGCAGATATTATCCGATTCAGGAAAACGGCGGTATTGGCGGTATCAGAAGTATAGAGGGTGCTGAAAATATTGATCGCTGGCTTGAATCATTCCCTGGAAAATATGTAAGCATTGCCTATGGCACAAATGATGCGTGGGGAAATCAGTCCGGAACGGAACAGTATTATAATAACACGGAATATATGGTAAAAAGTATTCTTGCGGCTGGAAAAATTCCGATTATTCCAACAATTCCTTATACAAAAGAATCTGCTGTAGGTGATAATGTTCCTGCATATAATGCAATGATAGAAAAAATATATGAAAAATATCCTCAAGTTATTAAGGGACCTGATTTCTATGAATTTTTCAAGAAAAATCCTGACTTATTGAGTAGCGACGGTGTTCACCCTGCTGAAAATGGATATGCAGAAATGCGTAAATTATGGGCAAAAACAATGTATGATGAGATATATTCATCAGAGAATCCGGCACCTGAAAAGATTAAAGGTGATGTCAATGTAGATGGAAAATTTGATATAGCTGACGTTGTTACCTTGCAGAAATGGTTACTTGCTGTTTCTGATATAGAACTTTCCAACTGGGAAGCCGCAGATTTATGTGAAGATGGAAAATTGAATGTATTTGACCTTTGTGTTATGAAGCAGAAACTGATTTCAGGAGAAGTCACATCAAATGAAGTTTATGTTGAAAATACAGATGAACTAAAAAATGCCCTTAAAAATGCCAAAGCAGGTGATGAAATCATACTTGCCGAGGGTGAATATGTTTATAGTGGCGATACACCAAAAGGATATATGTTTACAAGTTCGGCAGATGGAACAGAAGCAAATCCTATTATAATTCGTTCTGAAAATCCCGAAAAACCTGCTATTCTTTCAGGTTCTTCAACTTCTGAAAATTATGTTTTAGATATTTCAGGCGACTGGTTGAAAATTAAAGATTTAAAAGTCACGAATGCACAAAAAGGCATTATTCTTGATAATTCAAATCATACAGAGATTATAAATTGCGAAGTATATAATATCGGTTC